TATTATTCGGGTGAGGATTTGCCGCGTAGTGAGGATGGTTCGTTGGAGAAGTTGCGGACGTATATTGGGGTTGATCCGGCTGTTAGTATGAGTGGTCGTGGTGATCGTTTTGTGATTAGTGTTGTTGGTGTGTCGAAGCGTAATCAGGTGTTTTTGTTGGAGCAGTATGCTGCGAAGATTCCGTTTGCTGATCAGTTGGAGAAGATTCAGGAGTATCATTTGCGGTTTAATCCGGATATTATTGGGATTGAGTCGAATGCGTATCAGGCTGCTCTTGTGCAGCAGGCTGAGCGTTTGCCTAGTATGCCGCCTATTGTTCCTATTTTTGCTAAGGGTAAGAAGTATGAGCGTATTATGGCTATGAGTCCGTTGTTTAGGATTGGTAAGGTTCAGATTCGGGCGGAGCATCGTGATTTTATTGATGAGTGGATTAATTATGATGCGAGTATTAGTAATCCGAAGGATGACTGTTTGGATTCGGTGGAGATTGCGTTGCGTACTGCTGGTGCTTTGTTGGGTGAATCGTTTTTGAATGAGCCTGAGAAGACGTTGAATGGTTTGCCTGATTGGGTTGTGAAGGATAGGCCTTCTGAGATTATTCGGGAGGATCGTTTTGTTGACGAGTATATGGGGAGTATGTGGTAATATGGGTCTTATTGAGAATATTAGTTCGTATAATCGTGATTTTATTACGGGGGATCGTATTGCTTTGGGTGATAAGGTTGTTGTTACGCCGTATAAGAATCGTAAGGTGCCTATGGGCAATTCTCGTATGAAGTTGGTTAAGGAGGAAACGATTGTTTGGTTGGCTGAACAAGCGGGATACACTCTTGTTAAGCGTGATGCAGGAAATTCTGGAGACGCAAAGGGCGTGGACGCAGGAGATGCTGAATCTGGAGACGGAGCGGTTAAGGCTGGAAAGGCTAAGGCTGGAGGGAAGCAAACCGTTAAGCGACGTGCCTCTGGGCCAGTTAAGGGTGAGTGAGGACGAGCAGGATCTTGATTGGGCTTTGAAGCAGAATCTTATTAGTCCTAGTGAGTATCGTGGTTTGTTGGAGCAGACTGGTTTGACTCCGACTGATATTGTTTTTGATTAAGGAGGTTGTGGGTGGAGGATTCGCAGACATATTCTGATGAGAATCGGCCTGCGGGTTTTGCCCCTGCCGATAAGTTAGTTAAGAAGGTTGAGGATTTGCGGCGTCAGCGTGAGACGCTTGAGCGCCAGTGGAAGTTGAATTTGGCGTTTTATAAGGGTAAGCAGTATGTGTTTTATAATCGTAAGTCGCGGCGGATTGAGTCGCTTCCTACGGATGAGGGTGATAAGCCGCGTTATCGTGTTCGGCTTGTGTCGAATCAGATTGCTCCGAATACGCACGGGTTGTTGGCGCGTCTTGTGAAGTCGAAGCCGCAGTTTTTTGCGACTCCGGGTCAGGCGTCGTTTGAGGCGCAGAAGGCTACTGAGGTGGCTGAGAATCTTCTTGATTATTGGTGGGATGCTTTGCATTTGACTGAGAAGCGGGAAGAGGCGATGATGTGGAGTATTATTTGTGGTAATGGGTTTTGGAAGGTTACGTGGGATGATAAGTCTGGTCCGGGTATGCGGGTTATGCTTGATCCTATGGGGCGGCCTATTGTTGATCCGCTTGTTCAGCATTTTTTTGAGAAGAATCTTGAGGCTGAGGGTATTGATTCGTCAGAGTTTGAGCGGCGTATTTATCAGGGCGAGATTCGTGTTGATGTGTTGTCGCCGTTTGATGTGTTGTTGGATGATTCTGCTCAGGTGTTTGAGGATTGTCAGTATGCGTTTTGTGTGCATCCTATGAGTCCTGATGAGATTTTTGAGCGGTATAATGTTCGTTTGAAGGCGAATGCGGTTAATAAGTATCCTGATGAGACGCTTCCGGGTGTGTTTGGCTCGTTGGAGTCGAAGTCTGAGGAGAATGTTCGTGAAGTGTTTTATGGGTATTTTTTGCCGGGTGGTAAGTATCCTGAGGGTCGTTTTGTGGTGTTTACGAAGGATCCTTCGATTGTGTTGTATGATGCTCCGTGGCCGTACCCGTTTGAGGAGTTGCCGTTGGTGAAGTTTCCGGGTATGCGTGTGCCGGGACAATTGTGGGATCAGAGTGTGGTTGAGCACGCGTCAGCGTATTACGGATGAGCCGGGGGCTATTTTTGAGTATAATCCGGTTGCGGGTAAGGTGCCTGAGAGTATTCCGATTCCGTCGCTTCCTTCTTATGTGTTTGAGCATTTGCAGGATCTTGGTGCGCGGTTGAAGGATATTTTTGGTTTGACTGAGGTGTTGCAGGGGGATGTGCCGCCGAATGTTGAGGCTGGTGTGGCGATTGATTTGTTGCAGGAGGCTGCTGTTGATCGTTTGGCTCCGCAGATTATGCTTATGGAGAAGTCGTTGGAGCGGTGTGGTAATCAGTTGTTGCAGTTGGCGCAGAAGTATTATCAGGAGCCGCGTATGCTTATTATTAATGGTTCGGGCTCTAAGCCTAAGGTTGAGCGGTTTGAGGATGCGGATCTTATTAAGGGTGTGCAGGTTAGGGTTGAGGCTGGTTCTGGTCTTCCGCGTACTCGTGCTGGGCGTCAGGCTCGCGTGTTGCAGTTGTTGCAGTTGGGTATTTTGTCGCCTACGAAGGCGTATAAGTATCTTGATATGGCTGATTTTAAGACGCTTCAGATGCAGTTTGAGGCGGATGAGGAGCAGGCTATGCGTGAGCATGATAAGTTGATGGATGGTGTTGCGGTTAATATGAATGCTGCTAATCAGGCTGCTAGTCAGATTATGATGATGATGCAGAATCCGCAGGTTGATCCTGAGACGGGGCAGGCGTCTTCGTTGTCGCCTGAGGTGTTGGAGCAGAGTATTGATGCTGGTTTGTCGCCGTTGCCGTTTGAGAATTCTGCGGTGCATTTGGAGGTTCATTCGGCGTTTATGAAGAGTGCAGAGTTTGATTCGTTGCCTATGAGTGTTCAGGCGCGGTTTTATAAGCATTTTGAGTTGACGCAGAAGAAGGTTGAGTCTGAGGGTGTTCCGAAGAGTGATCCGCCTAAGGTTACGATGCAGTTGCGTGGTGCGGTTGGGCCTACTACTGGTTCTAAGATTCTTAATCAGGCTGGTGTGCAGAATGTTACTCCGCAGGAGTTGTTGGAGCCTGCGTTGGATACTGTGGTTATTGATAATAAGGATAAGCCGAATGCTCCTGAGACGCAGTTTGCGGGTGTTCAGGATTATCAGCAGGGTGTTATTGATAAGTTGATTGGTAATCAGGCGTTGGAGCAGCAGAAGTTGCAGCAGCGTTATATGGAGAAGGCGAGTGACATTGGCTAAGACTGAGTGGTCTACGCAGGATAAGGCGGACGCTTATGTGCAGTGGGTGTTGAATGATCGTAATGTGCGTAAGACGAGTCGTGAGACGGGTGTTCCGCATGGTACTTTGCGTTATTGGATTCGTGAGTGGGAGGCGGATGGGCCTCCTGAGGGTAGTAGTGGGCTTGTGGAGAAGGCTGCGGAGGGGTTTGTTCAGCACGCTAGTCGTGTGCGTGAGCAGGCTATTCTTAAGTTGGAGGAGTTGATTCCTCAGGCTGAGGTGAAGCAGTTGTCTGCGGTTGCTACTGTTGTTGGTATTATGGATGATAAGATTCGTTTGGCGTCGGGTTTGGCGACTAAGCGGACTGAGACTGTTCATACGCTTCCTTCGCGTGAGGATATGAAGGAACTTATGGGGGGTTTTGTTGATGGTCTTATTGGTGCGGCTGAGTCTCGTGCGAGTGAGATTATTGATGGTGAGGTGATTGTAGAAGAGCAACCCAAATCCGTGGGACTCTTAGAAAACAAGGAGTAGGTTGATGAGTGAGATTGATATGGATGGCGCTTTGGATGCGCTGTCGGCGGAGTTGCCTGATTCGTATGGGGAGGCGGCTCCGGTTGATTCGGACATTGTGGTTGAGGATAATTCGGTTGAGCCGGAACCCTTTACTGGTTTTGATCCGAATGCTCTTCCTGAGGATATGCAGTTGGTGTATAAGTCTATGCAGGCTGATTACACTCGTAAGACTCAGGAACTTGCTGAGATGCGCAATAAGTTTGGTGCTCTTGGCGAGATGGAGGTTGATCCGGAGGAGGCTGTACGGATGGTGCAGTTTGTTCAACAGTTAGATACTGATCCGGCTTTTGCAGAAAAGTTTGTGCATCATGTTTCTAATCAGTTGGGTATGGCTGGCCACAACCAAGCGCCTGTTATGGATGAGCCTGTTGTTGAGGAGACTAGTTATGAGGGGCTTCCAGAGTCTCTTGTGCAAGAGTTGGAGGAGATGCGGATGTTTAGGCAGGAGATGCTTGAGCAGCGCGAACTTCAGATTCTTGAGCAGGAGTTGGAACAGCAGGAGCAGACGATTCGTACGACGAATCCGAATTTTTCGGATGATGATATGGATGCTGTGTATGCTCTTGCGCATTCTACTGGTGGTGATTTGATTGCTGCTGCGGAGCAGTATCATGCTATTCAGCAGCGTTTGCTTGGTAATTATTTGCAGGCGAAGACTGTGCCGCATGGTGCTACTCCGGCTCCGGGTGGGCCGTCTAATGTTCCCGCTAAGGAGTTTAACTCTTTGGATGATGCGCATAAGGCGGCTATGGAGGCGCTTCGTAATATCTCCTAGGTTTATCTATTATAGGAGGTGAAAGAATGGCTGCTACTGATGGTGCTACTCTTTCCACGCTCTCTAACATTCTCAAGGAGTACTACCTTGGGCCTGTTGCGGAGCAGTTGAACAATGAGGTTCTTCTCCTTTCGCGGCTTGAGTCGCGTTCGGAGGATTTGGTTGGTAAGTATGCGTATATTCCGCTGCATAAGACTCGTTCTGGTGGTATTGGTGCGCGTGCTGAGCAGGCCGCTCTCCCGGTTGCGGGTAAGCAGGGCTACGATAAGGCGACGTATGATCTGAAGTACCTGTATGGTGCTGTTCAGGTTACTGGTCCGTCGGTTGCTAAGACGAAGAATGAGGCTGGTTCGTTCTTGCAGGTTCTTAAGTCTGAGTTGGACGGTCTTCGTAATGATCTTCGTCGTGATCTTGCTCGTCAGGTGTATGGTGATGGTACGGCTCTTATCGCTCAGTGTGGTACGACGACCGCTTCCACCACTGTTAGCCTGAATTCGGCTGCTGGCAAGGAGGCGATCCGTAAGGGTTGGCTTTATGTTGGTATGCTGATTGATATTGGTACTACGGCTGATGTTGATGTTGTTGCGGCTGGTCGGGAGATCAATGGCGTTGATTATGACAATGCTACGATCACCATTTCTGGTGCTGCTGTTACCACGTCTTCTTCGCATTACGTGAGTCGTGCTGGTTCGGCTACGAATGGTGGTGCTTCTTCGGAGACTTCCAAGTCGAACGAGATTGACGGTCTTCAGCGCATTGTTGATGCTGATACGCCGAGCAATGGTTCTAATACATTTGGTGGTATTGATCCGTATGATGCTGGTAATTCGTGGTGGGATAACAAGCGTATGGCGATTGCTGACGCTGCCGGTAACGGCGTTCTCTCCAAGGAGGACTTGCAGAAGGCGATTAACCTCGTGCGGCTTGAGGGTGTTGCTCCGACGGCGATGATTACGTCGCTGGGTGTGCAGCGCGAGTTTTATATGCTGCTTGAGGATGACGTGCGTTACATTGAGCCGGATTCGGGGCTGAACCTCGGCGCTGGCTTCAAGACGCTGACGTACAATGGGATGCCGCTGATTGCGGACATTGATGCTCCTTATGGGCGCATCTACATGATTGACGAGTCCACCATGAAGGTGTTCTCGGATCAGGATTGGCATTTCCTTGATATGGATGGTTCGACGCTGCGTCAGGTGCAGGGTTATGACGTCTTTGAGGCGGTTATGGCTCGGTACATGAACATTGGTGTTACTCGTCGTAACAACCAGATGGTTGTGACGGGCATCAAGGTTGACACGGTGGCGGATACCGGCGTGTAATTGGTGTGGGGGAGGAGGCTTCGGCTTCCTCCCCTATACTAGTGTAAGGGGGCTTTATGTCGCGTACTAATGAAACATTATGGAAAAGTATTGTTGCTAGGGTTAAGGCTGGTAGCAAGGGCGGTAAGCCGGGTCAGTGGAGTGCGCGTAAGGCTCAATTGGCTACGTTGATGTATAAGAAGGCTGGTGGTAAGTATTCTGGTCGTAAGACTAAGGCTCAGAAGAGTCTGTCTAAGTGGACTAAGGAGAAGTGGCGTACTAGTGATGGTAAGCCTGCTGAGCGTAAGGGTGGTACTACGCGATACTTGCCGGATAAGGCTTGGAAGAGTTTGTCTTCTGCTGAGAAGGCGGCTACGAATCGTAAGAAGCGTCAGGGTAGTCGTGCTGGTAGGCAGTTTGTTGCTAATACTAAGGCGGCTAAGGCTGCTGGTAAGAGGGCGAGGGGATCTTGATGAGTGGTTTTGCACATTGGAAGTATCGGCTTCGCCGGTTTTATTTTCGTCGGAGGGGTTAGGATGCCTGCCGGTGTTGATAAGATTGTTAAGGCTTTGAAGGAGGAGAATCCTGATTGGCCTATGTCTAAGATTTATGCTATTGCTTGGTCAACGTATAAGAAGAAGGGTGGTGAGTAGATGAGTGAGGCTTGGACTCGTAAAGAGGGTAAGAATCCTGAGGGCGGGTTGAACGCTAAGGGTCGTGCGTCGTATAATCGGGGATCCGAATAGTCGTATTAATAAGAGTTTAAGGGCGTGGGATTGCTGATGAGTGGTATTTATATTCCGGGGCATGGTGAGAAGAGTTGGGATGAGATTCGTATTGATCGTGCTTTGAAGGAGTATGATGAGCGTTTGTTTTTTGCGCGTAATGCGGATACTTGGGATTGGTGCGTGTTTGTTCGTATGCCTAGTCCTGAGCCTGCGTATCCTGTGATTGGTTTTGGGTATAATTTGCCGCCTATGGAGCATATTATGGATCGTGTTCGTGCGGCTGATAGTATGCGGGCGGGTAATCAGATTTATGATGATATTGTGAAGTCGCAGGAGGCGTATCGTAAGCGGTTGGAGGATGCTGCTAGTGAGGCTAGTAGTGAGGCTGCTGAGCCTACTGAATGGTTATTACGTAAACATGGTAAGTCTCCTGTTATTAAGAGTTTGCCTAAGTCGGGTAAGGGGGTGAGTAACAATGACGTTGGATGAGATGTATGCTGAGATGGATTTGTATGGGTTTGATGATTTTGAGACGAGTCAGAAGTTGACTCTGCTTAACGAGGCGTATTTTGATATTGTTACTCGTGAGCCTTGGCCGTTTTTGGAGAAGGTTGTAACTGTTACTATTCCTAGTGGTGAGAGTAAGGTTACGAATAATGCTAATGTGACTGTTAGTGCTGCTCAGATTACGGATTTGAATAGTGTGTTGTCGTTTATTGATACTACGAATGATATTGTTTTGACTCCTGAGCGTGGGGATGTGATTGAGAAGACGCATCGTTTGGGTGAGGATACGAGCGATCCGCAATACTATTATTTTATTGGTGAGGATTTGTATGTGTATCCTGTTTCGACGGGGGGCACGTATCGTTTGTATTATACTCGTACGCCTGTTGCGGCGACTTCTACGAGTGATACGTTCCTTATTCCTTCGCGTCATCATAGTATTATTGTGTATGGTGCGCTTGTGAAGGCGTTTCTTGTTAATGATGATCCGCAGGCTGCGGTGTATCAGAATCTTTTTGAGTCTCGTTATCAGCAGATGCGTAATGATTTGTGGATGCAACAGTATGATCGTACTGATAGGATTCATGTTCTTACGGATTCGTATGATTGGTCTTACTAGTTTTAGGGGGTGATTCGGAGTGGCGCTAACGTATGTTAATCAGATTGGTGCGGATGCGGGGATTATGCAGTCTGCTCCGAATACGGGTATTAGTGAGGCTCATTTGGTGTGGGCGCAGGATGTGTTGTTTGATCGTCCGGGGTTTATTCGTCGGCGTGGTCCGCTTAATTCTCGTGGCGCGACTGAGGTTGCTGCGGGTGAGATGATGGCGGGTGTTACGAGTACGACGGATCCTCAGGGTAATTGGCGTTTGTGTTCTCTTGTGTCGGATTCTAATTCGTCTCGTTTTGTTTTTTATGATGCTAGTGGTGAGCGTACGGGCTGGTCGTGGTTGCCGTTTAAGCATCCTAATGGGTCTTACTTGTTTGAGAATACTGATGTTCAGAATAAGGATGTTCGTGTTGATAATCCTATGACGATGATGGTTGGTCGTCAGGCGCTTGGTAATGGCGCGTTTATTAGTGTGTTTACTCGTTATGGTATTCCATTCTATGAGGAGGGCGGTTATCCGTCGTTTCAATCCTTGTATTATTGGCGTGGTGGGCATGGTAAGGATTGTTATACGTCTAGTGCTACGATTGCTGTGGATTCTAATGTTGAGGGTAGTGGTGATTTGTATTCGCAGTTTTCGCGGACTATTACGATTTCTAGTCCTATTGACGAGTTGTTTTCGAGTAATGGTGCTCTGATCACGCCGGGTATGTTTGTGTTTGATGCTGATCCGGCTAGTAGTGGCCGTCCTTATCAGTGCCTTGGTGTTGTTCGTGAGGTTAATCTTAGTGGTGGTACGGGCACTATTGTTCTTGAGAAGCGTCCGCTTGTTGCGCATCGTAGTGGTGGTTTTAATCCTGCTAATGGCCAGTTGGCTCAATTGTCTGGTTTGACGTTGCATTTTCGTAATGTGCGTGGTTATCAGCATCATCATGGGCGTGGTCTTATTACGCATACGAGTGGTAGTGTTGTTACTGGTGGTCTTGAGGGTACGGATGCTGAGGGGCATTTTGCGTCTGCTAAGATGGCTGAGACTGGTTCTGAGTGGTATGTGTATCGGTCTAGTGATCATTCTATTATTGGTAAGGTTAATCAGGCTGGTGCGATTAGTAATACGCAGTTTGAGTTAGCGCATAGTGGGGCTAAGGTTAAGATGAATAGTGACGAGTATGTTGCTTTGCGTCTTATGACTACGCTTAGTTCTGATAATGTGAATACTACGGATGCGTTGGAGCCTAGTCCGTATTATCAGCCGCGTGTTAGTGGTAAGATTGATGATGCTAGTGCTGGCACGGTGTATGATGCTAGTGCGCGTACGTTTAAGGATGTTCCGGGGTATCTTACGGCGACGTATGCTGGTTATCAGTGGTATGGTTCGCTTGGTCAGGCTGGGTATGAGAATCAGATTGCATTCTCGTCGTATCATAATCCTGAGGCGGTTGATTTGTCTCCTGATGCTGCGGATACGATTATTATTCCGGGTACGAATATTATGCGTGGTTTGGCGACTAGTGCGGCTGGTCTTGTCGTATTTATGTCTGATAATACGTATATTCTGCGTGGTAATGATCGGACTAACTTTAGTCTTGAGGTGTTGTATCCTGAGGGGTGTCTTGGCGCTACGAGCATTGTGGAGATTGGTGGCGGTGTTATGTGGGCCTCTACGAGTGGTATTCTCTACTTTGATGGTGCTAGTGTGCGTAACCTTACGCAAGAGGCTCTTGGTACGTATTATTATGATGGTGTGCGTTTCTTTGATGCTGAGGCTGATCGTATTTATGCTTTTGTGTATAAGAATTATTTGTTTGTGCATATTTCTAAGTGGCAGTCTTCTTACTCGTTTAGTCGTTATGAGCCGGTATATGTGAATCCTGCTGCGGGTGATCAGGAGGGACAGAACATTACGGTTAATGGCGTGATATATCCGCCGTCTACGTATACGACGTATGGTTATACGTGGAGCCAGATGGTTAATCGTGAGGCGGCCTTGACGTACGAGCAGATTAAGAATACGCTTCCGTTTGTTACGTTTGCTGTGTATTTGCCTACTGGTGCTATTACAAGTGTTAGTAATATGGAGTTTGTTGGTGCCGCGTTTGTTGATAGTGTGAATGCGGCTAATGCTGCTGATCTTGATTATGATAAGTCGTGGGTGGCTATTAATGCGCGTAAGAAGGCTAATACGGGTAATCATATTCCAAATAAGCCTGTTAATGCTGTTACTAATGTTTCTTATGGTGGCGGTAATGTTACGGTTACGTTTACGACTACTGCGACGGATACGTTTGCTAATGGTGATCTGGTTGATTTGGTTGATCGTAATGATGATCCGGTTGTGTCTAGTGTTGCTATTAGTAATTTAACTCCAGCACCTATTCCTCCTCCAGACCCGGCTACTTCTAGGACGTTTACGTATGCGGCTGCTAGTGCTCCTACTGGTGTTGTGGGGGTTGTTAAGCCAGAGTATGTTACGGCTAATCGTGGTTATTTTGTTGGGCTTGATAATATGCTTGATGTTGAGACGAATGATTATGATGATTTTATTACGCTTGCTCAACGCTGGCCCGGACCCGATATGTATTTTCAAACGAAGATTTACACTATTGGTGATCCTGTTCTTAAGAAGTGGTTCCAACGTATCCTTATTAGTATGCTTATTAAGGGCGGCGCTGTTCGTCTTGATATGCTTGATTATGAGAATAATGATTTTATTACGACGCAAGTTAAGCAGCGTAATTGGGCGCTCTTGCCTGAGGTGTTGTATACGTGGAATCAGGTTGAGTCTAGCCAGTTTGCTCTTATTACTGGTCAGTCTAATCCGGTTACGTGGGGTCAGGTTGAGGCGTATACGGTTGCGAATAGTAATCTTACGTGGGAGGATTTGTTGTTTCCCGCGTTTGAGCGGCGTATGAAAAAGTTTAGTCTTCGTGCTCAGGCTCTTGGGTACCAGTTTTATCAGTTGAATCGGTGGAAGCCGAATAATACTGCGAGTGCTGCTGTGCTTAAGCCTAAGCGTATTGAGGCGGATGCTTGGAGTATTGGCTTTAAGCCTATGCGACCGGGGAGGCAATAATGCTTGGTATGCCTACGTTTGATCTTACTACTGAGCGTGGGAAACAGGATTTTCAAAAGTGGATTACGTTTAGTATTAAGAATGAGATTAACTCTTATGCTCGTCAGGTTCTTAATCTTGGTTTGGAGGGCGCGTCTGGTGGGGGTGGTACTCCTACTGGTCCGGCGGGTGGTGTTTTGTCGGGTAATTATCCTAATCCGTCGTTTGCGGTGGATATGGCTACGCAGGCAGAGTTGGATAATCATACGTCTGATACGACGAATGTGCATGGTATTACGGATACGGCTAATCTTGTGTATCAGAATACTCCGTATCTTGATTTTGATACGGTTACTCCGGGCGCTAGTGGTGTTGGCCAGTTAGCGTGGAATGATACTAATGGTACGTTAGAGTTTATCCTTAAGGGCGGTAATGTTCCTCTTGATATTGGTCAGGAGAATGTTGCGCTTGTTAAACACGCAGATAATACTGGTCTTACTAAGGGTAAGGTTGTGTATGTTGCTGGGTCTGATGGTACGAATAAGACGGTGCGGTATGCTCAGGCTAATAGTGAGGCTACTTCGTCTAAGACGTTTGGTGTTATGGCTGAGGATGCTACTGGTGGTAGTAAGGGGTTTGTTTGTACTCAGGGTATTGTGTCTAATATTAATACTCTAGCCCTTACGGAGGGCGCGGCTGTGTATGTGTCGCCTACTACTGCGGGTGATTTGACTTCTACTAAGCCTAGTGCTCCTAATCATATGGTGCTTGTCGGGTTTTGTGTTCGTTCTCATGCTAGTCTTGGTGTTTTGTATATTAGTGTTGTGAATGGGTTTGAGTTGCAAGAGTTGCATAATGTGAGTATTAATGTTGGTACTCTTGCTAATGGTGATATTATTAAGTATAATTCTTCTACTCAGGTGTGGGAGAATGTTGCTGCGGATGATATTCCGGCTCATGCTAGTACGCATGGTAGTGCTGGTAGCGATCCTATTACGATTGCTCCTAGTCAGGTTACTGGGACGGCTGTTATTACTAGTGATTCTCGTTTAACTGATGCTCGTACGCCTACTGCTCATGCTAGTACGCATATTCCGGGTGGTACCGATACTCTTGATTTTACTAAGATTATTGCTAAGGGCGCTACGCTTCCTACATCGTTTACCTTGTATCCTGCTGGTACATTGTTTGCGTTTGGTTCTAGTGCGCCTTACTTGTTGTATCGTAGCACTGGCTCTGCTTGGGAGCAACTTGGTTCTGCTAGTACTACGGTGAGTGATACTGCTCCTGCTAGTCCTCAGGCGGGCGCGTTGTGGTATAATTCTTCTAATGGTAAGACGTATATTTATTATGCTGATGGTTCTTCTAATCAGTGGGTAGAGATTGGGGAGAATGCTCAGGTTACTATTCCGGGTCATGCTGGTACGCATATTCGTGGTGGTAGTGATATTATTGATGGTGATCGTTTGACCGTTGATTACGTTCCGACTAATTATACTCGGAATAGTGCGGCTAGTGGGGCTGGCAGTGTTACTGATCTTACTGCCCATTTAGCGGGAATTGATATGATCTTACCTGCAGGCATTCTTATGCCTTATGCGGGTACTACTGAGCCTACTGGCTGGGTTTTTTGTTATGGACAGACGGTTAATAGTGTGGCTGATACTACTTATGCGCGTTTATTTACTGCTATTGGTACTACCTATGGTGGCACGGGCGCTTCTAGTTTTATTATTCCTGATATGCGCGGACGTATTCCTGCTGGCAGGGATAACATGGGCGGTAGTGCTGTAAATCGTATTACTTCTGGCGGTTCTGGTATTACTGGTACAAGTCTTGGTGCTGCTGGAGGCGCAGAAACACATACGCTAACTGTAGCAGAAATGCCGAGCCATAGTCACCAATGGATTCCAAAGTACGGCGGTTCTCGTGGTACGACGCAGAATATGGATGTAAATGGTTGGGGAAATGACTATGGTCTTGATACAAGTTTTATTGGCGCTACAGGCGGAAGCGGGGCGCATAGAAATATTCAACCAACAATTATTACGAATTATATTATTAAACTTTGAGGAGGTGATTTATGCCTATTGATTTTCCAAATAGTCCTATAAATGGGCAAGAATTCACCTCAGGCGCAACCACATGGGCGTACAATGGTACCGCATGGGATCTTAAAACAACTACCACGACTTCTAACGATAGTATGCCCGTTGGTAGTATCATGTGGTTCGCAGGAACTACTGCTCCTACAGGTTGGGTGCTCTGCAACGGAGCAACCTATACTAATAGTACATATCCTAATCTTGTAGCAGTTATTGGTACTACGTTTGGTGGCACTCCGGGAACAAACTTTATGGTTCCGAATATTAGTGCTACTACTGGTGCTTATTATATTCGGTTTACTACTGCTGTTGGTGTGACGAGTACGCTTAGTCTTCTTAGTGCTCCTGTGGGGAGTATGGTTCAATGGCCTGTTACTTCGTCGTATCCGACTGGTTGGTTGCGTTGTGATGGTTCTAATATTAGTCGTACTTCATTTGCTGATTTGTTTGCGCTTATTGGTACGACGTATGGTACGGGGGATAATTCTACGACGTTTACGCTTCCTAATATTAGTGCTGCGGGGACTGGTAGTCCTGTGTATATTATTAAGGCTACTACGAGTGGTTTGATTGAGCCTAGTACTGTTGCTCATGCGGCTAGTCATACTGAGGGTGGTAGTGATGTTATTACGGTTACGGGTAATCAGATTGCTAATTATCAGTCTAATCGTAGTCGTATAATTAATGGTGATGCTCGCGTAGCGCAAAGAGGCAACACTTTTATTTTTAATTCTGGCGGAGGAAATAATTATTATCCTGTAGATCGTTTTTACGTAAAGGATTATACATGGAGTGGGGCTTCTCTTACTGTAGGCCGCGAGACTTCGATTGTTCCAAGTGGTTTTAGTAATAGTATTAGGGTTGTTACTGGCGTTGCTGGATTAACGTTTAATTCTGGTGGCTGGCTTGGTATTGCTCATAAAATTGAGGGCTATAATGTTGCGGACTTGTATAATAAGTCGATTACATTATCTTTTTGGGTTCGATCAAGTGTTACTGGTACTTATAGTGTTGCTTTTGCTAATAAGGATTTAGGGGTTACTACTCCTGATAGGGTTTATGTTGCTGCTTATACGATTAATGCGGCGAATACGTGGGAGTTTAAGACTATTACTACTAGTTTGGCAACCGCTACTGTTTCTGGTACGTGGAATACTACTAATGGTGTTGGTTTGCATATTGAGTGGGGTCTTGGTTCTCATAGTGATAGGCGTACGGATACGTATAATTCTAATTGGGCTAACTGGTCGTCTATTGGATGGCAGCGCACTACACAGACTCAGTGGGCGACTAATTCTAATTCTACTTTTTATCTTGCTGGTGTTCAGTTAGAGCAGGGTAGTGTTGCTACTCCTTTTGAGTTTGAGCCTTTTGAAACTACACTTCGTAAGTGTCAAAGGTATTTTTATAAGTCTTATCCTCAGAACGTATATTTTGGGGCTAGAAACGTAGACGCAAATAGGGAACAAGGCGAGTTTTATTTTAATACTAATGCTGCTCCGGTTGGTGGAATGCGTGTTATGTTTCCTGTTGAAATGCGGGCAATACCTACAGTTGATTTTGCTGCTTGGGATACAACGAATCTTAATGTTGCTGATGCTGGTTCTTTTTGGACGCATCGTCCGGGTGTAGGGAATTATACTGCTACATTGGATAGGAAAAGCCCGACGGGTGTTACGGTTCGTTCTACGGCGATTGCTAATGCTATTTTGTTTTTTGCTTTACAGGCTAATGCGGAACTTTAAGGAGGTGTAGTATGACAGTAATCGGACACGGAGTAGAAATCTGTACTAGTACAACCCGTCCTACAATTGGTATTACTGCTGGTTCTTTAATTTATGAAACAGACACATTATCGTATCGTTGGTATAATGGGTCCACATGGCTTGGTTTGATTCCTGAAGGAACAGTACAACCGTATAGTGGTAGCACTGCTCCTACAGGATGGTTATTGTGTGCTGGTCAGACGCTTAATAGTATTACTAGTCCAGAGTATGCACCGTTGTTTAGTGTTATTGGTACTACGTATGGTGGTACTGGGGCTTCTAGTTTTATTATTCCTGATCTTCGTGGTCGTACTGTTGCTGGTAGAGATAATATGAATGGCACAGCGGCTAATAGGCTTTCGCTTCTTTTAAGTGGTAGTACTCTTGGTGCTGCTGGCGGAACAGAAACTCATACGCTTACTACAACAGAAATGCCAAGCCATAACAGGGTGGCGGTAGCGCACATCAGAATACTCAACCTACTATTATTCTAAACTACATTATCAAATTCTAAAGGAGGTGTTTAATGGCTACAGCAAACTTTACATTTACAACCCTAACCGGCACTGAAACCGCTGGTTGGAATAGTATCAATAGCCTCATTACGAATATTGATACACAATTGAATACTTCCAATAGGCTTATTTATATGAGTGGTTGGAGTGCGGTGGCTGGTCAAACTATTAAGTGGGATGCGGCTAATTCTCGTTGGGTTCCGGGGACGCTTGATGCTGCTGCTTTTGCTAATAATAGTGTTGAACTTGGTACTAAGACTACTGGTGATTATGTTGCTAGTATTACGGCTGCTGGTACTAATGAGGTTAGTGTTACTGGTACGGGTGAGGGTGCTGCTGCTACGGTTCGTTTGGCTAATAATACTGCGTTGCGTGGTGCGGCTACTGTTGAGACTCCTCCTACGTATTCTGGGGGTTCTACGGGTACTGTTGGTCGTGTGCCTGATGCGAAGTATGTGACTGATGCTTTGGCGTATGCTACTAGTGGTAATGTTACTCTTGGTGGTGATGTTACGGGTAATGCTTCTGCTAATACTATTGCTAATGGTGCGGTTACTTCGGCTAAGATTCTTGATGGTACTATTGTTAATGCGGACATTAATGCTAGTGCTGCTATTGCGTATTCTAAGTTAAGTTTGACGAATAGTATTGTTTCTGGTGATATTGTAGATGGTACTATTGCTGTTGGGGATCTTGCCGCTGCGGTGGCTGAGAGGTTGGTTCCAGTTGGTACTATTCAAATCTACGCGGGTACTACTGCTCCTACTGGTTGGCTTCTTTGTAATGGAGATACTGTACCTAATGGTAGTGGTACTGTTCAAAGTGTTACGGCTAATTATGCGGCTTTGTATGCGGTACTTTCTACCACTTATGGTAGTGCGGGTAAACTTCCCGATATGCAAGGAAGAATGCCTATTGGTAGAAGCGGTACGTATACTATTGGTAGTACTGGTGGTGCTGCTACGGCCGCGCTTGTGGTTAATAATCTTCCGGCGCATACACATTCTGTTAGCGAAACGAGCACTGGTGGTACCGCATATGCTAGTATTGTAAATAATACAAACTTTGCTGCTGGTAGCGGTATTGGTCAGCGCGCTATTGTGAATACGAGTCAGGCTGGTGGGCTTGGCGGATATGAAGGCCTTAGTTCGTTTGGAACATCTCCTAACCATACTCACAGTGTTTCTGTTAGTGGTGGTGGTAATGGTACGGGTACTGGTAATGCCTTTAATACTATTTCGCCATATGTTGCGGTTAACTACATTATTAAGTACTAGGTGATATTATGGCTTTTATTACAGATCAAGTACGAGCACAAAACGCTTTTAATACAGCGTTAGATCAAGCAAAGTATACTACTCGTGACCTCTTTGCTTCTTATGGTCTTAGTAGGCAGAATCCTCAGACGGGGCAATGGTCTACGAGTGCTGCTGGCGAGGCGTTTGCTCCGGGTAATATTGTGTCGTTTGATCAGGGCACTGGTGTTGCGTCTATTAATCAGGCTGCGCTTGATCAGGCACAGGCTGGAGAGTTTTCTACGGCGTTTGGGTATAATAAGATGAGTCAGGCTATGGGTTCTTCTGCGGCGCGTGAGGCGGCTGCTAAGGCGGCTCTACGTGGGCGCGGTATTACTGGTGGTGGTTTGACGCAGCAGGTTGAGTCTGCGGCTGAGGCTCAGCAGGCTCAGGAGCAGGCTGGTATTGTTTCGGGCTTGTTGTCTGATCTTGGTCAGGTGTATGGTGGTACTCAGCAAGCGTTTGGTG